GATAAGGCTGAGGGGCTCAGATGGGGGTTAGTATCAGCACAGGCACGAGTTGAGGTCTGGCGCTCTTTAGAGGCGTCTAATCGCGTAACAGATAGGGCATTATCTTAAGGAGTTAATATGAAACCAATAGACGAAAAAAAAGTATGGTCAAAAGAAAAGCTTGAATGCGATCATAGGCTAGCGGTCATGGGCATGATCCAACAGCAGATTGACATGGTTCAAGGATTGATGGAGAGGCACAACGAACTGGTGAAGGCGCCTTTGCACTACAACATGTGTTGTGGGCTGTTAGATCAGCTTAAGACGCATGCAGTAGCCGCATTCCATGATGGTGGTGCAACAGCTCCTCAAGCATCAACCAGAGATGACGTTAGCTATTTTAGATTTCCAAACGAGACATTGGGTCTATGAACAATACTTTGACACCTAAACAGAAAGCCTGGGTAGGGCTGGTCAAGCTCTTACCCTGCTCAGTATGCGACCAGGAAGGTCCAAGCGACGCGCACCACGTCAAACAGCATAGGCAGTACACGGTAGTGGCTCTATGTAAGAGCTGTCACCAGGGAGCTAAGATGGGTTGGCACGGTGAGAAACGAGCCTGGGCTATTGCAAAGATGGACGAGTTGGACGCGCTGGACAAAACAATTGAGCGAGGGATTGCCGCGCTGATTAATAATTGAATACAAAGGTTTACATGAGCGCGATTCAATCGCGCCCAACTAGGGTTTGTCCCTACAAAATAGTTGTAAATAATTGAAAAATAATTAATTCATATGATTATTCCTTTAATTTTTTGTTATACTAACTGTACTGCAAACAAAGCAGGTTTAAATTTTTAAAGGAAATCATCATGACAGTAGCAACAGCAATCCAAACAGAAGCAACAATCGTTTCTTTAGCTAACGACATCGACAACTTATACGTTCTCGACCAACAAGCTAAAACATTGGCTGACAAAGTAAAAGCTCTTAAGTCTGACATCGCAAACAAGTATGGTGAAGGCAAGCACGAAGGTGAGTTGCACAGCGTAGAAGTTAAGTTAGTACAAGTATCTGGCACAGTTGATTACGCCGCATTGTGTGCTGAGTACGGTATTACAGAAGAGACACTCAACAAGTTCCGTAAAGAATCACGCGCAGACATTCGCGTATCTCCAAAGAAATAATCATTTAAACTGGGGCCTATGCCCCTTTTTTTGTGGAGGATGTATGACTGAAGAGCAAACGTTAATGGATAAATGGCGAGCTCAGGGATGGGTTCCGCCGTCAGAGTTGCCAGAGTATCAAAAGAAGTTTAAAGAGTCGCAAGAGGCCAACTGGCCACAACCAAAGGAAAAAAAAAATGACAGAGAACAAAGAATTGAGTCCACTGGCTAGGCAGTTGCTGGGCACATCCGGCGCGGTTAAGTTCTTTACGCAACAAGAGTTTGATGCGGCGCTGGCATTAGCTAAGGCTGAGATCATGACTGTGGCCATTGAGACGACCAAGCGGGCGATCATGATTGAGCGTGAAGAGTGCGCCAAGCTAGCAGATGAATGCGTAGACATCGAGAAGCTTGGAGAGGCTATTCGCAACCGTATACCAACACAGAGGCAGTAATGACAGATACTCAATTATTAACAATACTTGGGACTATATGGATAGCGCCCCATTCAAACAAATACTATGCCCAAATTACTGGTTTAATTTTTTTTATATTTTCTTGTTGTAAAGGATTGGGATGGATATGACACCAGAAGACGAAGAGTTCACAAGGATAGAAATGGAATCCAGAATAAAACAAGAGGCTGTTAAGTACACGTTGGCCAAAGAAAATAACTTTAAGGTCTACACGGCTAAGGCATGGATAGGATTGACAGAGCAAAAGATAGAAGAGATTAAGCATAAGTGCGTGGACAACATGACCTGGGATCTGACGCTGGACGAAACCAAGTTTGCCAGGGCTATTGAGGCCGAGCTAAAGGAAATGAATCGTTGTGATTGACCTGCTGAGCACTACAGACGGCATAGACGAACAATTGCAAAAGCAGTTGCACTTAATCGCCGCCGTCATTGCAAAGGCTATTGAGGACATATGTTTGACACCATCCAGCGAGGAGCTTAGGTACCGGTGTAATCTGAACTATCACGCAGTTGATGCGCTCAATTTCTTTTACGGGGAAAAGTCTATGTTTAGAACGTATGCGGTGATGGTGGGAATAGATCCAGAGATCTTTGTAGAGGCCATGGAGCGGCGCGAGTATGAGCACCACACGAACAAGAAGGGCAACAACCCATGGTTCACCCATACAGACGTCAAAGCAATGCGTATGAGGATTAGTTGGTGGATTAACAGCCCAGTGCAGAGTCGGCAACTGGAATTTGATTTTTAAAGGATGTTTATGCTTATCAATGTAATGTGGATTATTGCTCTTATGGCCATCGGGGCAGTTGTAATACTTATGGTAACAATTGCATTCTTAAAAATATTTACTAACGATGATGATTAAAGCTTTAATATTTTGTTATACTAACTGTACTGCGACGTTGCAGTGTTAACTGGAGATCAACATGAATGAATTTCAAACTATGGACACACTGGTAAAACAATTCTTTGGACAGGCGCCCTTCAAGCCCTCTTCAGTAGCGTACTGCGATTACATTGCAGAGATGATTAAGATTGGCTTACCAGGCGATACAGGCGGCGAAGTAACAACTGGCCGCGTAAGATCTGATTTACATCCACACGAAGGATATTTACTTAGCACAAAGAAAACGATTGAGGCTGAGTACTTGGGTAAGAAATACAAGATCACAATTGAAGAGGCTTAAAGGATCTCTACACATGCATAAATTAAAAGAAGCGGCACAAAGAATGGTAGATGCCTTTGCTCCCCACGCAGATAAGTGCAGACCTTGCACTATTGAGTGGCAGAACCTGAAAGAAGCATTAGCAAAACAAGAATGGGTAGGGTTGAATGGTGCTGACTGGAATGACTTCAATCCATTGAAATCAAACGATCCTCACCGAGTTGCAGAGTGGGTAGAGAAATTATTGAAAGAGCGCAACACATGAGTTGGGAGCCTACAAAAGTCGTTTGCAAGTGTGGATCATCTTTAATTAGTAGATGGACTAGCGAAATCAACGAGTGGCAAAATCTTCATAAAGTTTGCCTAAATACCGTATCACCAATCAAAGAATGGGTAGGGTTGACTGATGAACAAATAGAAGATTGTTTTGAAGAAAGTTGTTGCGTTAAAGTTGTTGACCCTAAAGATGGAATCAAAGGAAGTGTAAATATATTTGATTTTGGTAGAGCAATAGAAGCTAAATTGAAGGATAGAAATACATGAACAAAAGATTAGCACCAACACCACAACTTAGATGGATAGATAAACAAGTTTATCAGTATGATTTAAATGAGGGAAAAACCATTACTGTTCTTGAGCAGTGGCATCAAAACGAAGTGCTGACAGAGACACATGGTTGGCAACCAGTTGAAGGCGGCGAATGGAAAGAAATAAAGAAGGAAAAAAATGGTAACAGCTAAAAAGACAATTAAGAACACACCTAAGCCGCTGGCAAAGAAAGCCAAGAGCACCGCGATTGAATCGCACTCAAGGGAAGAGTTCAGAATGCCCGTAGAGGTCAAAGAATGGATAGACCAGGCATCCAGCAGAATGAATCATATGCGCACAGAGATAGAAAGGCTCAAGGAAGAGAACAAAGCCCTGCGCCGCGCAAATAAAGCCATGGAGACACGCGTAATGGGTGTGAGCTTTGAATAACTTAAATAAGTTCGAACAGCTTCAAAGCTTAATGATGGGCTATGAGTGGGCGACCATACATTGGAACAAAGACAGCAAATCATGGGTTGTCATCATCATGGACGACGACCGTGAAAATTGCATAATCACCACAAATCTAGACAACACGATTAAGATTTTGTTAAACTCAGACTTATAAGCACTGAAATGAATGTGCGATAAAGGACTGAAATATGACCACACATAAAAACAAGTTAGTACACGCTAACAACAAAATAAACAATTTGAATTTATTGGGAGCGTATTATGAATGCTCCTAAGAAGGGTGCTGGAAGGCCAATGGGAAGCCCCAACAAGGCCACAGCGGACGCTAGACAGGCCATAGCCTCATTTGTTGATGGAAACGCTCACAGGCTCACTACGTGGCTCGACCAGGTTGCGGCAGGTGTAGAGAATGATGACGGTACTTATGCTGTGCCGCCTAATCCGGCTAAGGCGTTTGATATGTTCCAGAGCGTAGTGGAGTATCACATTCCAAAGCTGGCCAGAATGGAGCACTCAGGAAGTGATTCGAGCCCAGTGGTGATTGAGCACAATATTGATGTGTTCGGCGAATTGCTTAAGAATATTAAGATGAAACGCCAGAGCGGCGAATGAGCGTACTAGAAGCAATCCTAGAGGATCCAAAGATCCAGGAAGAGTTCGCTAAAAAGAATCCAATTGAGCAGGCTGTAATCAATTGGCAGTTGCGTTGGTTACACGTTGAGGCGCACAAACATCAGATCGAACCGTCGGGCGATTGGTGGAACATATGGCTGATGCTTGCAGGCCGTGGAGCTGGTAAGACTAGAGCGGCGGCGGAGACTCTGGCCAATTGGGCGTGGGAGCAACCTGGTACACGTTGGCTGGTATCTGCACCGACCAGTGGAGACTTGAAGGGCACATGCTTTGAGGGTGATTCAGGACTACTGAAGGTCATACCGACGGCTCTGGTAGAGAAGTACAACTCTAGCCTGCATGAGATACATCTAAAGAACGGCTCATTCATCAAGGGCATACCGGCCTCCGAGCCTGAGCGCTTTCGAGGTCCACAGTTCCATGGTGGATGGTTAGACGAATTGGCGGCGTGGGAGTACCTGCAAGACTCTTGGGACATGATCCAATTCGGTATACGTCTGGGTTCTAGGACCAAGCTTATATGCTCCACAACACCAAAGCCCAAAGATGTTGTGTTGGATCTAATCGCTAGAGAAGGCGATGATGTAGTCATTACCCGCGCCAGTACGTACAGCAATATTAAGAACCTGGCGCCGAGCTTCCAAAAGCAGATCTTACAGTATGAAGGAACGAACCTAGGACGCCAGGAGATCCACGCTGAGATCATTGATCCAGAGGAAGGCGGCATTGTTAAGCGCGATTGGTTCAGACTCTGGCCAGACGGTAAGCCCTTCCCCAAGTTCGAGTACATTATTCAGTCATATGATTGCGGCTTCAAAGACGGCCATGAGAATGACCCAACTGGATCTATTACGCTGGCAGTGTTCAAGCCACTGGATGGTGGCATGTGCGTGATGGTGGCCGACTGCTGGCAAGATAAGCTTCAGTACCCTGACCTGCGCCCCAAAGTGATCGATGAGTATGACGTGGTTTACGGCGAAGGACGGGAAAAGAAACGAGTTGACCTGATACTGGTGGAGGATAAGGCGGCGGGTATCAGCTTGATCCAGGACTTACAGCGGGCACATCTGCCGGTGATTGGTTATAACCCAGGACGGGCGGATAAGACGCAGAGGCTGTCGATTGTGGCCAACATCATTCGAGCAGGCCGAGTGTGGGTGCCGGAGCACAGTAAGCGCAAGGGATACGTCAGGGACTGGGCGGAGGGGATGGTGAGCCAGATCTGTAGCTTCCCTGAGACGGCGCACGATGAGTTTGTGGACTGTATTAGCCAGGGCTTAAGGTACTTGAGGGATGCAGGCTGGATCAGTATTGACCCACCACCGCGGGATGAGTACGACCCAGAGGATGCTATAGATGCGATGGAGTTCAATAAGAAACAACGAGGCAATCCATATGGCGCATAAACGCGATTCAATCGCGGTCGGTAGACTTCGCACTGGGGTGGAGGCATAATCCATACATGAGTAAAAAGCCCACCACTGATCAGATGAGACTAGCACTCCTAAATAAGGGGGGCATCATATCCCTCCTCCGTAAGCATGGACGCCCAGCAGAGAGCGATATAGATGCAATGAGGAAGTTGAGCAACGGCCACAGGGTGTTTGTAGCGCATGAGCAAGACGAGGCACCCAGAGAGATTAAGTCAGTCAGTGAGATGCATGGCTACACGCCTGACCAAATATACACGGTTGATCCAAAGCATTTTGCAAAGGGTAATAAAGTCACCCACGCCCACCACCTTGATATAGAAGAGCGCCCATTATGAAAGAACTTGTAGGACAAGGTAAACCGTTCCACTCAGCTTTGGATAAAGCGGCTGGGGTGCTCAAGCGTAAGGTGGGTACAGGCGCAGAGTTCATGAAGGAGTTGATGAGCTTGCCTGGTGTAAAGCAGACTGAGATAGCTGAGCGTGGATTGGGTGATGTAATGAACATGCCTAAGATGACGCATGAGCAGTTCATGTCGGCACTAAGTAGTAAGCCTGCGCCTGCAATCAAAGAGAAGGTGCTTGGCAAGATGAGCGACTCTGAGTTCTTAGAAAAGGCCAATGAAGTATCTGAGGATATTTATGGCGTGCCCTATG